TGTTCGTCCCTATGGAATGGAACTACGAAGGATTCATGGATTCTTACGGATCACCTGTTTTCGTTAGAGAAAAAGATACAATCAAAGGAGCAGACGGTTATGACATTACAACAGGCGTTATTGAACACTGGGAAAATGAAGTAGATGGTTTAAAGTCAGATCAGGACAGTTTAAATGAATACTATAGACAATTTCCAAGAACAGAGCAACACGCTTTTAGAGATGAGTCTAAACAAAGTTTGTTTAATCTAACTAAAATATATCAACAAATAGATTATAATGACGAAATTAACAACTTAAGTAGAGTATCTGTAGGTAATTTTCAGTGGGTTAATGGAGTTAAAGATACTAAAGTAGTATTTATGCCTAATAGAAACGGTAGATTTAAAGTATCTTGGGTTCCTAATATTAATTTACAAAATAGAGTTGTAATTAAAAATGGCATAAAATACCCTGGCAATGAACAGATAGGCGCGTTTGGTTGTGATAGTTATGACATCTCTGGAACTGTAGATGGAAAAGGATCTAATGGAGCATTACATGGCTTAACTAAGTTCTCCATGGAAGATGCACCACCTAACCACTTCTTTTTAGAATATATATCAAGACCTCAAACAGCTGAAATATTCTTTGAAGATGTACTTATGGCTTGTGTATTTTATGGTATGCCAATATTATGTGAGAACAACAAGCCAAGGTTATTATACTATTTTAAACGTAGAGGTTATAGAGGTTTTTCAATGAACAGACCTGATAGAGTATGGAATAAATTATCTATAACAGAAAAAGAAATTGGCGGAATACCCAACTCAAGCGAAGATATAAAACAAGCACATGCAGCGGCTATTGAGTCTTATATAGAAAGTCATATTGGGTATTCAAACGAAGAATATGGTGATATGTTTTTTCAAAAAACACTAGAAGACTGGGCTACTTTTGATATAAACAACAGAACAAAGCATGATGCTTCTATAAGTTCTGGTTTAGCTATAATGGCTTGCAATAAGAACAGGTATACGCCTGTATCTACTATTATTAAAAAAAGTATTGACTTGGGTATAATGAAATATAATAACGAAGGAAGTTTATCTAAAATAAAAAAATAAATGCAAATAAACACTAACAACGGTAGTTCTTTTCCTGATCAGGTAGTACCTGATGAAGTCAAAGAAAGCTTAGATTACGGCAGACAAGTTGGTAGAGCAATTGAAGGCGATTGGTTTAGCGGTACTAGAACTGGAGTATCTGGTAGGTTTAACACAAATTTTAATAATTTTAGAAATCTAAGATTATATGCAAGAGCAGAACAATCTGTGCAAAAATACAAAGATGAATTAGCTATAAATGGTGATTTATCTTATCTAAACTTAGATTGGCAGCCAGTGCCTATAATACCAAAATTTGTAGATATAGTAGTTAATGGTATGGATGGTAAGCTATATGATATAAAAGCTTATGCACAAGATCCAGAGTCTATAAAGAAAAGAACTGAGTACGCTGAAAGTATATTAAGAGATATAGAAGCTAAGAAATTAATAGATCAAATAAAGCAAGTTACAGGTATGAATATGTATTCTACTTCTAATCCTGAAGATCTACCTCAAAACAAAGAAGAACTAGACGTTCATATGCAGCTTACTTATAAGCAGTCTATAGAAATAGCTGAAGAAGAGGCTATAAATAATACTTTAACTTTTAATAAGTTTGAACTTACTAGAAGAAGAATGGCTGAGGATTTAGTAGTGCTAGGTATAGGAGCTGTTAAAACTTCTTTTAATTTATCAGAAGGAGTTACTGTTAAATATGTTGATCCAGCAGATTTAGTCTATTCATATACAGATGATCCTAATTTTCAAGATATATGGTATGTTGGAGAGGTTAAGTATATAAGCTTAAATGAACTTAAAAAAGAATTTCCAGATTTAACAGACGAGGAAATGGAACGTATACAACAATATCCTGGAAACTCTAGTTATAATTACCAATTTAACGGTAGACAAGATAATAATAGTGTAGCAGTACTTTATTTTGAGTACAAGACTTACCAAAACCAAGTGTTTAAAATAAAAGAAACAAACACAGGTTTAGAGAAAGTTTTAGAAAAACCTGATACTTTTAACCCGCCTAAAAATGATAAATTTGATAGAGTATCTAGGTCTATTGAAGTACTATATCAAGGAGCAAAGGTTTTAGGACATGACATGATGTTAAGCTGGAAATTAGCTAAAAACATGGTTAGACCTGATTCTAATTTAGTAAAGGTTAATATGAACTACAACATATGTGCTCCTAAAATGTATAAAGGCCGTATAGAATCATTAGTAAGTAGAATGACGGGCTTTGCTGACATGATTCAATTAACTCATCTCAAACTACAACAAGTTTTAGCTAGAACAGTTCCTGATGGTGTTTTCTTAGATGTAGATGGTTTGGCAGAGGTTGACTTAGGAAATGGAACAAACTATAATCCTGCAGAAGCTCTTAATATGTATTTCCAAACTGGTAGTATATTAGGTAGATCCATGACGCAAGATGGAGGAGCCAACCCTGGGAAAGTACCTATACAAGAATTGCAATCAGGATCAGGTGGAGCAAAAATACAGTCTCTTATACAAACTTATCAATACTACTTACAGATGATGAGAGATGCAACTGGTCTAAATGAAGCTAGAGATGGCAGCCAGCCAAACAAAGATTCTTTGGTAGGTCTCCAAAAGTTAGCTGCTGCTAATTCAAATACAGCTACTAAGCATATAGTTCAAGCTAGTTTATATTTATCAGCTAGAACCTGTGAGAACATTGCCTTAAGAATATCTGACATGTTAGAGTACCCTTTAACTAAAGAAGCTTTAAAATCAAGTATAAGCTCTTATAATGTAGGAACGCTAGAAGACATGTATAGTTTAAATATGTTCGAGTTTGGTATATATTTAGAGCTAGTTCCAGACGAAGAAGAAAAAGCTCAGTTAGAGCAAAACATACAAATGGCATTGCAGCAGCAATCTATAAACTTAGAAGACGCTATAGAAATAAGAGATATTAAAAACTTAAAATTAGCTAATCAATATATAAAGATTAAGAGGAAACAAAAAGCCGCTGAAGATCAAGCTGCTTCTCAAGCTAACATACAAGCTCAAGCTAAAGCAAACGCCGAAGCCAGCGAAAGAGCTGCATTAGCTGAAATGCAAAAGCAGCAAGCATTAGCTGAAACAACTTTACAAATTGCTAAAGGTAAATCTGAGTTTGATATTAATAAGATGCAGCAAGACGCAGAGTTAAAGAAACAGATGATGGAAATGCAATTTATGTTTGATAAGCAACTAAAGCAAATGGAACTAGAAAGACTAGGTGCTAAAGAAACCATGATTGAAGATAGAAAAGATACTAGAACTAGAATTGAAGGAACTCAACAGAGTGAAATGATAAACCAAAGAAACTTAAATTTACCACCTATAGATTTTAAACAAGGTGGTGGAATGCAAGACTCTATGCCAGAAGGGATTTTAGAGTAATTATTAATTATTATATTATATTATGTCAGAAGAAATAAAAGAAACAGCCGGAGGTGAGTTAACTCAAGGTGAGTTTAAAGTAAAAAAACAAGTTAAAAAATTAACAAAAAAAGATACTCCAATAAAAATAGAATTTAATAAAACAGAAAAAGCTGAAAAAGAAATTACAAAAGTAAATTTACAAAAAGAAGATAAAACTGAAAAAGTTGAAGATGTCGTTGTGGAAATTACTGAAAATAATGAAAAGGCGGAAGTAAAAAAAGAAGTTACAAAACCAATTGTAGAACTACCAGAAGGATTAAATAAATTAGTTGAATTTATGAAAGAAACTGGAGGTACAATAAAAGACTACGTTAGATTAGATACAGATTTCTCTAGCGTTGATGAAAATGTTTTATTAAAAGAATATTACAAAAGCACTAAACCACATTTGAACGAAGAAGAGATTACTTTCATAATGGATGATAATTTTGGAATTGATGAAGATTTGGATGAAGAGCGAGATATAAAAAAGAAAAAACTCGCTTTTAAAGAAGAAATTGCAAATGCCAAAAACTTTTTAGAAGATACTAAGGATAAATATTACCAGGAGATCAAGTTGAAATCCAATGTAACCGAAGATCAACAAAAAGCAATGGACTTTTTCAATAGATACAACAAAGTACAAGAAAAAGCAGTACAACAACAGCAAGAGTTTATTGACGTAAGTACAGACTACTTCTCTGAGAATTTCAAAGGTTTTGAGTTTAACGTAGGGGAAAAAAAGTTTAACTATAATGTCAGCAATGCTCAAAATTTAGCTAAAGATCAGTCTAAAATATCCGACTTCACTAAGATGTTCTTAAATGAAGATGGGTCTGTATCTGATTATAAAGGTTATCACAAAGCTATGTACGCTGCTAGAAATGCCGATACGATCGCTAAGCATTTTTATGAACAAGGTAAATCCGACGGAATTAAAAATATAGTTGATAAATCTAAAAATATAGAAACCGCATCACGACCTAAAAGTAATGGTGAAATCTATATAGGAGGGTTAAAAGTTAAAGCTATTTCTGGCAAAGACAGTACTAAGTTGAAAATACAAACAAACAAAAATAAAAACTAAAAACTAAAAAATGAGTTTTACACAAACTGGTAGTTTTCCAGCGTCAATAATTCCTTCACAAAGGAGAATGGCTCTAGAATCTAACTACCTTAATTTCAATGATGACGTAACAGGTGATGGCACTGGCCTTAACTTTGCGCAACAATATCTACCTGAGCTTTACGAAGCAGAAGTAGAAAGATACGGAAACCGAACTTTATCTGGTTTCTTGAGAATGGTAGGAGCTGAAATGCCTATGACTTCTGATCAAGTAATTTGGTCTGAACAAAATAGATTGCATGTAGCTTATAAAGGCTTAACAACTGCTGGTATTACTGGTAGTGGTCCTTATACTTGTTCACCTGATTTAAGTGGACAAACTCCTGCTGCTACAACTTCAGCAATTAGAGTTGGTCAAACAGTTTTATTCTCTGATGAGGCTACAGGTTTAATAGTTCAAAAAGGTTTAGTATTGACTACTATTCTTACTGGTGCAAATGTCACTGGTTTTACATTTGAGCTGTACGGAACAGATACTTTAAATCCCGCTTTAGCTGAAACACCAGATGTAAACATATTTGTTTATGGTGCTGAATTTAAAAAAGGAACATTTGGTATGGAAGGTTCTATTGAGCCATCTTTCACTCAGTTTTCTAACAGACCTGTAATTATCAAAGACAAGTACGAGATCAATGGTTCTGATACTGCTCAAATTGGGTGGATTGAAGTTGCTACTGAAGACGGAACATCTGGATACTTATGGTATCTAAAGTCTGAGTCTGAAACTAGATTACGTTTTGAAGATTATCTTGAAATGCAAATGGTTGAAGGTGAAAATGCAAAAGAAGCTGATGGTACAGCTACTAATTTAAGTGCTTTAGGTTTTTTAGGTTCTGAAGGTTTATTCGCTGCTATCGAAGCAAGAGGTAATGTATATTCTGGCTTTGCTGGTGCTGCTGCTCCTGGTTCAGGTGCAATGGGTGATTTTGATGAAATTCTTAAGAACTTAGATAAGCAAGGTGCTATTGAAGAAAATATGTTGTTTTTATCAAGATCAACATCTCTTGATTTTGACGATATGATTGCTGCTATGGCAGGTGGAGGTTTTGCTTCTACAGCTTCAGCTTCTTATGGTTTATTTGATAATGAGCAAGAAATGGCATTAAACTTTGGATTTTCAGGATTCAGAAGAGGTTCTTATGACTTCTACAAGACTGATTGGAAATACTTAAATGACGCTTCTACAAGGGGAATGGACAGTGAGATTGATGGTGTTTTAGTTCCTGCTGGAACTTCAACAGTATACGATCAAATGTTAGGTTCTAACATTAGACGTCCTTTCTTACATGTACGTTACAGAGCTTCTGAAACTGAAGATCGAAGATTCAAAAACTGGATTACTGGATCTGTAGGTGGAGCTTACACTTCTTCTTTAGACGCGATGCAAGTTCATTTCTTATCTGAAAGATGTTTAGTAACTCAAGCTGCTAATAACTTCGTGTTATTCAAAGGAGCATAATTAATTATTAACATTTAAAAAAAATAAGAAAATGGGATATGTAAAAATTTCTAAAGGATCATTTGAATCAGACTTTGATGTGGTTTCTGCAGAAAACATAGCAATGATAAAAGAAGCTGCAGATAATGCAGGAATCGAAGTCACCTATGTAGGTGATATAACAACCTATGTCTTGATTAGCATGAATACTTCCGCTCAAGAAGACGTGCAAGCTTTCATTGAAGCTGTATCATTGATTGGTGGAGGCGCTGGAAGTGTAAATTGTATACTTCCTAGTGGAATAGCTGCTTCAGTTACTTACCTACAAGGAGGCGGTGGTCCTGCAGGTGGTTACTAAAACAATAATAAGATCCCGTTTCGGCGGGGTCTTTTTTAATTATTATATTATATTATATTATGAAAACAAAAGAAAAAAAAGCTCCTGCTCCCAAGCAAGAGGTTAAAAAAGACACTTGGGAATATAAAGATAGAAATTATTACCTAATAAAAGGCCAACCTTTAACTCATACAATACCTAGCAAACATACTAGAAGATTTCCTTTAGTTTGGTTTGATAAAGATAAAGGTTATGAAAGAGAACTAAGATACGCAACAAATCAAAACAGTATATTTGTAGATGAGCAAAATGGTCAAGTTACATTGAAGCATATTGTTTTTGACTCTGGTATTTTATCAGTTAAAAAAGAAAAAAGAAATTTACAAGAATTCTTAGCTAAACACCCTCATAAAGGTATTATATTTGAAGAACATGATAAGGCGGTTCAAGCTATAGATCAAGTTGACAGTTTAGAGACTCAATTATTAGCTATGAATGCTGCTTCTAGTATGGATACTGATTTTGCAGAGGCTATATTAAGAGTAGAACTAGGGTCTTCAGTTACTAGTATGAGTTCTAAAGAAATAAAAAGAGATATATTACTATTTGCTAAGCAAAGCCCTGAATTATTTATAGATTTAGCTAATGATGAAAACGTACAATTAAGAAATATTGGAATTGTAGCTGTTGAAGAAGGCATTATAAAACTTAGCGGAGACAATAGATCATTCTCTTGGGCGTCTAATGATAGAAAACTAATGACAGTACCTTTTGATGAAAACCCATACTCAGCTTTAGCTGCTTGGTTTAAGACAGATGAAGGTTTAGAAGTTTTTAGATCAATAGAGAAAAAAATGAAATAAACAAGTAATAAATAGAATAAACAAGTAATATTATAATTAAGCATAGTACTGTAATTTTTCATTCTTTAGTGTGTTTTACCAAGAATTACAACACACCCACAAGGTGTATTGTAATTTGGAAGTAGAACTTACGCACTACTTTATGTAGTGCATTGAATGATATTAGAAGCAATACGATAAATTTATGCATAAATTCCATATGATGTAATCGAAACAGATAGAGTGACGGTTATAGTTTATCCTGGAGTTGTTGTAGATAGATTATTTTACTATGTGGCAAGAAGCATGACTTCTAGTGAGCTCAAGGTTGTTGTATTCCCTTCGGGGAATACGACTAATTTAAGGGGAGACTAAATGATTAGAAAATGACGAACACTATGAGAGGCTATTTTTTTTTAAATGAATTGAATTTTGGGGATTTATGAGTATGAAAATGAGGGATTTACCGGCGACAACGCCTTGGGCCACTAGGGGCGTGCTTTTTTTAAATAAAGAATTAAAATGGCAATAAATGTAAATACGGTGTATACAACAGTATTAAGTATTCTTAATAAAGAGCAAAGAGGATATTTAACTCCATATGAGTTTAATCAATTAGCAACTCAAGTTCAATTAGAGATATTTGAAAAGTTTTTTGAAGACTATAATCAGTATATACGTATGCCGAAAACAAATGTAGAGTTTGCTTCCAGAATGGATCACACAATGGAAGAGTTTCAAGTTTTTATAAAAAACAGCGATGCATCTTCTCACTCAGCCAATGTTTACACACAACCAATAGACTTACATAGATTTGGTTCAGTAAATTACAATAAAGGTTTTAATTCTCCAGAAATAGAAATAGTAAGTGCTAGAGAATATACTGAACAGATATTATCACCATTAACAGCTCCTACGTCAAATTTTCCTATAGCTAAATACAAGCAAGATAAATTAACTGTATTTCCAACAGTTACAAATACATATACAAATAACGATGTAACATTTAATTACATTAGAAAACCTAACGACGTTGTTTGGGGATATGGGGTTAACACTACTCTTGGAAATTATGTTTGGGATGGAACACCTGGTTTTTCATTAACACCTGTTATACCAAGTACTGGTTCTGTTAATTTTGAAATAAGTGATAGTCAACAAACAGACGTTATAATAGAAATACTAAAATATGCTGGAGTCATAATAAGAGATCCACAAATAGTTCAATCAGCTACACAGCTTTCAGCCGCTAACGAAGCAAACACTAAAAGATAATAAAACATGGGACTAATAAACGAAACTAATGCTCAATACTACGCTGGTCAGCAAGCTTTTCCAGACCTTAATTCAACAGTAGATCCTACGTTCGTATGCACATTTGACACCCCAATAGTTAGCGCTTTTGACAGCTTAGGCGATCAAATACTTCCAGGATCTAATTATAACATATACGTAGATGGAAATATTCAAAATCAAGATCTTTCTTATGTGTCTAATGTTTTAACAAACACGTTAACTTTAAGAGGCACTTATACAGGTAGCGTATATGTAGAATTAACTACACCTGCTGTAGAAAATAACTATGGTAGTTATGAATATATAAGTTTAAAAGATGTAGTAAATAACTTTATGGTTGCTTATGTTGGTATGGATAAATTAATACCTAGAATAAAAAGATCTGATGTTATATTCCATGCTAAAAGAGGTTTACAAGAATTTAGTTATGACACTTTAAAAAGTATTAAATCACAAGAATTAACAGTGCCAGCAGGACTAGGAGTGCCAATCCCACAAGACTATGTTAATTACGTTAGGTGTTCATGGGTAGATAACTCAGGCGTCCAACATATAATTTATCCTGTAAACAACTTAACTTCATCACCTTACGAATTACCTATTCAAGACACGGCAGGTATACCTACTCAAAACTCTTTTGGAGGTAATAACTTAGCTTCTCAATCGATAACAGAAGAAAGATGGGCTTCTGCAGATGATAATAATATAACTGGTGAAATAGATGACAATAATCCTAATACTTTTAGAGGTGACTGGTGGAAACTAACATATGGTCAAAGGTATGGACTTGAGCCTAAAACTTCTCAACTAAACGGTTGGTTTCAAATAAATGAAAGAGAAGGAAAATTTACTTTCTCTAGTGATATTGCTGGTAAAATAATAGTTTTAGAATATATATCAGATGGTTTAGCTTACGACATGGATTCTAAGGTACCTAAGATGGCTGAGGATGCATTGTATGCTCACATTAACCATTCTATACTATCTACTAAAGCAAACACCCAGGAATACATTGTTCAAAGGTATCAAAGAGAAAGATCAGCTAAACTAAGAAATGCTAAAATAAGACTTTCAAATATAAAACTAGGTGAAATAGTTCAAGTTATGAGAGGTAAGTCTAAATGGATTAAACATTAAATAAATGGCTAACGCAAGGAATACTTTTATAAAATCCAAGATGAATAAAGATCTTGATGACAGACTGCTTTCTAAAGGTGAATATAGAAACGCAGAGAATGTTCAAATAAGCAGATCAGAAGGAGAAGATGTTGGAGCTTTAGAAAATACGTTAGGTAACAAGTTTTTAACCAACTGGTCTTTATCAGCAGATTATAATATTGAAATTATAGGGTACGTTAAAGACGATACTAACGATAGAGCTTTCTTTATAGCAACAAACTATACGGATACATCCAGTGATAGATTGAGCAATCCAGCGCCTTATGGAGCGCTTTGTTACATACTAATGTTTGATAATAAAGGAGCCACTAGCGCTGACAAACATAAAATAATATTACAAGGTAGATTTTTAAATTTATCTAAAACACATCACGCTTATGGTGTTGACATTTTAGAGGATCTTTTATTTTGGACGGATGATAGAAATCAACCTAGGAAAATAAATTTAAATAAAGCGATAGCAGATAACACTTACTACACAAATGAAGATCAAATATCTGTAGCTAAATATTTTCCATATAAAGCCCCTATATTGTTTGATGAAATTACTTTAACAGCAATTTATCAATCAGATAATATTTTTAAGGGTTATAGTAATTGGGCCGTTGCAAGTTCTCAATTTGATAAACTTGATAAAATATATGCTGGCATGCAAGTTTCTGGATCTCCTCTTGCATTTGTAAGAACAGTAACAAAAACCGGAACTAATAGAGGGTTTACATTGAGTCAAATATCTGCGGGGGCACTTTTTCCTTCAACAGGTCAATTAACATTTATAGGTCCTTCGAGTAAAAATGTAACAGAAGAATATTTACCACCTAGCCTATTTGGAGTAACACAAAATTCTCCATTTCAAGGAGGAGGAAGTGGAACAAGCGTAGTTGTAGAGCTTCTTTCAAATAATAAAAAATTCTATTTTGAAAACATGCAGATTGCTTTTATAACTGGTGAAAAAAGGGTTATTGATACAGTAGTACCTGATACTACTAATCAAAGCATTACAGTAACATGGACAGAAAGTTTAAGTGACCTTAAGTGGAGCGGCCAAGACGACCCAAATGTTAGTACAGTTAGAATAAGTTGGCCTAATCCTAATTATGTTAGTAGTTGGCCAGGTGACGAAGATTTTTTAAAAGATAAATTCTATAGATTTGCATATAGGTTTCAATTTGAAGATGGGGAGTATTCTTTAATATCTCCATTTACTCAACCAGCTTTTATACCTTTTAACAATGGTTATATACCTTCTAATATACCTACTGGGCAAGGCCAAGATGGGGGATCTAATACAGACATAAAATTAAATCCAGATTCGTTATCTCCTTTAGCTGCTAGTACCATAATGGCTAAGTTTGAAAATTCAGTACAACAGGTTAATGTTACAATACCTTTACCTGATGAAGAAAGATATATATACAGCAATTACAAAATAACACAAATTCAGATATTATCTAAAGAGTCAGATGGTTTGGCTATAAACGTTGTAGAAGAAGTGAATTTAAATGACTTTTCAACTACTTCTACAAATAAGTTCTTTAATTATAGTTACCAATCTAGGAAACCTTTTAGAGTTCTTCCAGAAAGAGAAACTTTAAGAGTATTTGACAAGGTTCCAATTAGAGCAAAAACTCAATCAATAGTAGGTAATCGAGTTGTATATGGTAATTTCATAGATAAACACTCGCCTCCAGTAAATTTAGATTATTTTGTTAGTGTAAGTGAAAAGCTAGAAGCTGCCTCTTCATCCGATACTTTTATCCCAACAAGAACAGCATATCCAGTGTTTGAGGATAATCCTAGTGGTTATACTACAAATTCTTATTCTTCTTACCCTACTCACACTGTTAAACAAAATAGAACTTACCAAGTAGGTATTGTGTTGTCTGATAGATACGGAAGACAGTCTGATGTAATATTGTCTTCAATAACTTCTTTTGCAGAAACACAAGATGGCTCAAATATTTTTGATGGTTCTACTTTCT